TAACGTACCAGGGGTAAAAGGTATTGGTGCAAAGACGTTAATAAAGCTTTTTCCTCAATTAAAAGAGGAAGAGAAGTTTAGGTTAGTAGTTTTACTAGAACATGCAAAGCAGAATATAGCAAAAAGTAAGCACTACGGTGATATACTTAACTACAGCTATCAATTAGATATAAACAGGAAGTTAATGGATTTACATAATCCAAATATACCTCAAGAAGATAAGGTTATAGTAGACCACTTATTAAATAACCCAAATAACGGGTATGATCCTACTAAGTTTGTAAAGTTATACAACGAAGACTTGTTAGGTAAGACTTTACTTAGCCCTCAAATATGGTTAAGTGAAACTTTTGCAAAGTTAACACAGTATGAGTTGAAAAATCAAGAATAGTTTACTATATTAAAGAATAAAGAGAATTAGTTATGGCAGTTTTAAATCAGTTGAATCAGTACGGTGTGGGCTTTCAGGTAAAGGTGATGTCGAGCTTACTAAAGCATAAAGAATTTTTACAAAATATACACGATATACTAGAAGAGGAGTATTTTGATAATCCAGCACATAAATGGATTGTAGAGGAAATTTTAAAGTACCATTATAAGTACCATACTACGCCCTCTTTAGATGCATTACAAGTAGAAGTTAAAAAAATTGATAATGAGGTATTAAAAGTATCTGTTATCGAGCAATTAAAAGAAGCTTATAAAGCATCTAACGAAGATCAAGAGTATGTAGAGCAGGAGTTTGCTAACTTCTGTAAAAACCAGCAGTTAAAAAAAGCATTATTATCTTCAGTTGATTTATTAGAGAAAGGACAATACGATGACATTAGGTACTTAATCGATTCAGCATTAAAAGCTGGTATGGATAAAAATCTAGGTCATGAATACGAAAAAGATACTGAATCTCGTTATAGAGCAGAAGATAGAAATCCTATACCAACACCTTGGCCTCATGTTAATGAATTATTACAAGGAGGATTAGGATCAGGCGATGTTGGAATTATATTTGGCAATCCAGGCGGAGGTAAGAGTTGGATGCTAACAGCCTTAGGTGCTATGCCTGTGTCATTAGGATATACTGTAGCTCACTATACCTTAGAGTTATCAGAAGGGTATATGGGCAGAAGATACGATGCTACCTTTACAGGACTTAAAGTACAAGAATTAGGTTTACATAGAACAGAAGTAAATGAGATGATTGATAAACTTAAAGGAAAGTTAATCATTAAAGAATTCTCAATGGGTAAAGCATCTATATCAAGCATCGAAGCTCATATTCAAAAAATGACAGACCTTGGAACTAAGCCGGATCTAGTTATTATTGACTACGTAGATTTATTAAAATCAAAACGTAAATCTACTGATAGAAAGGATGAGATTGACGATATATACATTTCTACTAAAGCTCTAGCAAGGGATCTTAAACTTCCGATATGGACCGTATCTCAAGTAAATAGAGCTGGTGCAAAAGACGATGTGATTGAAGGAGATAAAGCAGCTGGTTCATATAATAAAGTTATGATTGCAGATTTTGCAATGTCTTTATCGAGAAAAAGGTTAGATAAGATGAACGGTACTGGAAGAGCACATATTATGAAGAATCGATATGGCGGCGACGGTATGACGTATCCGGTAAAAATTAATACTGAAAACGGTAATATAGAAATTTTAGATAGAGAGATGGAGGAAGGGGAATTTACCGTAGAAAATGGTAATCAAGGACCTAAGGCTCCGACTACTAATTTTAGTGCAGAAGAGAGGAATTATTTGCAGCAAAGATTCTTTGAATTAGGAAAATAATGCTATTTATTACTACAAAAGGTATTTAATATGAGTTTAACTGATTTATACAACGAAAAAAAGACAGCACTTGCGCCTCCTGCAAATCAAACCACCTATGAAGAGTTTGTATTTGAGATGGAAAAAGACGGTACTAACGATTTAGTAGAGAGAAATATGGTAGATCCTACCTTTAGACCTCCTGCTGCTGGAACCTCATACCTTGAGACAGTCTTCCAAGACGGTCTAAACAAAAACCTGTAAATTTAACTAATTAGGTTATAGACCTAACGACGGTGCTAAAACCCTCGAATGAATAACGTATCTTTAAAATTATAAAAAACGACGAAAAAATGGACATTTCACAGAGCATTTTAAGCGACATTACGGTATATATGAAGTATGCCAAATTTAATCCCGAAGTACAGAGAAGGGAAACATGGAAGGAGTTAGTGGATAGAAACAAAGCAATGCACTTGAAGAAATTTCCAAAGTTACAGAAAGAAATTGAAAATGCTTATCAGTATGTTTACGATAGAAAAGCATTACCTTCAATGCGCTCTATGCAATTTGCAGGTAAACCTATTGAAATTAGCCCTAACCGTATCTACAACTGTGCTTATCTTCCAATTGATGATTGGAGAGCCTTTGGAGAAACGATGTTCTTATTATTAGGCGGTACTGGGGTTGGTTATTCAGTACAGAAGCATCACGTTGATCAATTACCTGAAATTAGAAAACCAGATCCGAAGAAGACTAGACGTTTTTTAATTGGTGATTCTATTGAAGGATGGGCTGATGCAATAAAAGTACTAGTTAGATCTTATTTTGAAGGTGGATCATCTCCAGCATTTGACTTTTCAGATATTAGAGCTAAAGGAGCTGCCCTAATTACTACAGGCGGTAAAGCACCTGGACCTCAACCATTAAAAGAATGCTTAATTAAGATACAAGGTATTTTAGATAGCAAAGAAAATAACGATAAATTAACTTCTATTGAAGTACACGATATAGTTTGCCATATTGCAGATGCAGTATTAACAGGCGGTATTAGAAGAGCTGCTTTGATTAGCCTCTTTAGTGCGGATGACGATGATATGATTTCAGCTAAGTCAGGCGCATGGTGGGAACTTAACCCACAACGCGGAAGAGCTAATAATTCAGCAGTATTATTAAGAAATAAAGTAACTGAAGAATTTTTCTTCGGCTTGTGGGACAAAATTAAGGCAAGCGGTGCTGGTGAACCTGGCATTTACTTATCTAACGATAAAGATTGGGGAACTAATCCTTGTTGCGAAATTGCTTTACGTCCTTTCCAATTCTGTAACTTATGTGAAGTAAATGTTTCTGATGTTGTAGATCAAGATGACTTAAATGCAAGAGTTAAAGCTGCTGCATTTATTGGTACCTTACAAGCATCTTATACTAGCTTCCATTATTTACGTCCAATATGGCAGAGAACAACTGAAAAAGATGCTTTAATAGGTGTAGGAATGACAGGTGTTGGTTCTGGTAAAGCTCAACAGTTAGATCTCAAACAAGCAACTAAGATTGTTAACGAAGAAAATGAGAGAGTAGCTAAATTATTAGGAATTAATAAAGCAGCTAGAACTACTACTGTAAAACCTTCAGGAACTTCATCTCTTGCATTAGGAACTTCATCAGGAATTCATGCATGGCATAATGACTTTTATATTAGAAGAATTAGAGTAGGTAAAAATGAACCTATATACACATACTTAGCAATCAATCATCCAGAGCTTATCGAAGACGAATATTTTAGACCTCACGATACAGCAGTTATCTCTGTACCACAAAAAGCTCCAGTAGGATCTATCCTAAGACATGAATCTGCTTTAGACTTACTTGAGAGAGTTAAGTATGTTTATCAAAACTGGGTTAAACCAGGTCATAGATCAGGTCAAAATACACATAATATTTCTGCTACAGTCTCTATTAAAGAAGACCAATGGGAAGAGGTAGGAAAATGGATGTGGGATAATAAAAAATTCTATAACGGATTATCAGTACTTCCTTATAATGGAGGAACCTATATTCAAGCACCTTTCGAGGACTGTACGGAAGAAAAGTATACTGAAATGATGCAGTCTCTAAATAATATCGATTTATCTAAGGTATTAGAACATGCTGATAATACTAACTTAATGGGAGAAGCTGCTTGCGCAGGTGGTGCTTGTGAAATAGGGTAAATTTATGGTAGAAGATAACCATTTTAGAAATATAGGTACACAAGAAGTACTACATTATTACTTAGAGGGAGAGCGTGTAATTTTCACACCTCTCTTTCTCTATCAAAGAGGTCAATGTTGTGGAAATGGCTGCAGACATTGTCCATATACTCCTAAAGCAAAAAAAGGAAACCAAATACTTGATGAAAAATTTGGTCATTTAAGAGAAAATACTTAATTTTATAAAAAATACGTTATGGCAAAGTTTATATCAACAAAATTATTTGACGGATACTCTACTTGTTTTCGTCAATGGAAAGCAGAAGGAACTCACTGTAAGTTCTTACATGGATATGCAGTATCTTTTAGAGTATGGTTTGAAGGAGAATTAGATGAAAGAAACTGGGTATTTGATTTTGGAGGAATGAAACGTGCAAAGAGTACTATTGCAGGTAAATCACCTAAAGACTTCTTTACTTGGTTATTAGATCATACTACGGTAATAGCAGAGGATGATCCATACTTAGAGCATTTTAAGCAAATGGATACAGACGGTATTATTCAGTTACGTATACTACCCACAGTAGGATGTGAGAGATTTGCAGAGTACTTGTATGAA